CTAAGCAGCGGGTAGCCTGTAAACAGTCCCCCGCCCGGCATGCTTCTCAGAAGTGACAGGCAGGCCCAGTTTCTTCTTCAACCCACCCGAGATCATGCCTCTTGCCGAGTGCGCCAACCACCCGGTCACCTCGACAATCTCGCCGATGGAAGCGCCCTCGGGCCGCTGCAGCAACGCGATGATCTGTGCCTGCTTGGTACCGGCGCGGATGGCGACAGGCTTCGGGGTATCGGCCCCGCCGGTCGTCGATGCAGAGCCCGCCTCCACTTGGGGCTTCGCCTTTCGAGCACTGGCGACGGCGCTGGCCGCGACCGGCTCGATCCCGATGGCCTCGAGACCGGCTTCGGTGGCGATCAGCGTCGTGCCAAAACCATCGCCGGTCTCGCGCCAGAGCGGTTCGCCGCGGCGGATATCGGCGTCAACCTCCTCGAGCCAGCCCTTGGTGATCATGCGGTTGACGGCCATCTTGGCTGCCGCGCCATGCAAGCCCTCGGGCAGCGGCATGGCCAGAGTGCCGGGGCGCTTGGCCGCGCGGCTGAGGATGATCATCTGGGTGTCGGTCAGTTTGGGCATCTCAGCCTCCTGTCTTAACGGGGGTGTCGGGGGATGGGTCAGTCGCTCTTGGCCATCGCCGCCGCGACCACGAAATGCTGAACCCAGCCCGTCAGGGAGGGGAGCCCTGCGGGGATCCCCTCCGCGCGCTCGGTCTGGCGGCTGATGCGCCAGTCTTGCCAGCGATGGATCGCGGCGGCGATGGCGGCTTCGAGCGGGGTGCTTCCGCCGGTGAGATTGCTGACCACGTCGTCGGCGAAATGGCGGCCCATGCGGCTGTCGAGGAAATCCCGGATGCCGACCCTTTCATCCTCGCTGTCGGCGCCGATGGCCTCGGCGATCAGGCGAGAGGCGAGGTCCCAGACCTCCGCGCTGCGCCGGTCGCGCTGGGGGCAGACGGTCAGGGTCCCGAAGAAACCGTAATCTTCGTTGCGGCTGGGCAGGATGGGGTGCGTGGTCATGTCAGACGTCCTCAAATCAGCTGCAGGCTGGCCAGCATAGTGCAGGCAGCGGCAAGCTGAGCGATCGGCAGCTCGATCGTGATGTGCGAGAGGACGTCCGAAGCCTCGGCCTTGATCCCCTCTTCACGCAGCGAGGCCTCGATCATGCGGGCACCAGCGTCGGGGCCCTTCAGGTTCAGCGGATCTGACAGCGCGGTGTGATCAATGCGGATGGTGGTGATGGCTGTCATGGCGGCGTCCTCACCCCTGCTGTTCGATGAGGGCAAGGAGGACCGCGGCCATGCCTCCGGGGTACTCGCTGCGGCGAAACACGATCTCATCGATGTGGCCGGCAGTGTCGATCGCGGGATCCACCGCGAGGTCCTCTGCCATATGCGGCATCAGGCGCCGGGCTTCGGCGTTGTAGCGGGTTGCGAGCGTCATGGGACGGTCTCCGTTCAGGCTTCTGCGTGATGTGAGAGTCGCTCTACCCGGGAGTGTAATCAACCAAATAAGACGCGCGTTTCTGTTTAAATCCAATATGTTGAGCTTGGCCCAAACGACATGGAAGGTCTGTCCGAACGCGCCTATGCCGAGCATGCTGGAATCTCCCGCGGGGCGGTGCAGAAGGCCCGCAAGACCGGGCGCCTGGTGCTCTTTGCCGATGGCTCGATCAACGCCGCCGCCTCGGATGCACGGCGGGGCGCCATGACCGATCCAGACCAGCAGATGCGCTCGCAGGGTGGTGCGCAGGGGGCTGGGGAGGGTACCGGCGGCGGAAACATTGTGGGCGCAAGCGTCGGCGGCGTGCCCAGCCCGGGCGACAGCACCTCCTATCTGAAGGCGCGCACGGCGCTGACGGTGTACCAGGCGCAGGAACGTCAGCTCGCGATCCAGAAGAAGAAAGGCGTGTTGGTCGACCGGGCGCGGGCCGAGACTCTGGTGTTTCGCCTTGCGCGCCAGGAGCGCGATACCTGGGTCACCTGGCCCACCCGCGTGGCAGCCCTCATGGCCGCACAACTCGCCGCAGACATGGAGACGGCCTCGGGCGAGCCGGTGACGATCGAGACTGCGATCCTGCAAAGGGTGCTGGAAACCCATGTCCGAGAGCAGCTCGACGCCCTCGCAGACCTCCGGGTCTCACTTGCATGAAGGAGATCATGATCACAGCCTGACCGACAGCGACCTTACGTCCGACCTCGACCTCGCCTTCGATGGCGCCGAGGACATCCTGCGGGCCTGGCGGCGGGGCATGCGACCCGATCCGGATCTGACAGTGTCGCAATGGGCGGACCAGAACCGCTGGCTCTCCTCGCGCGCCTCGGCCGAGCCTGGGCGGTATCGCACGGCACGCACGCCCTATCTGCGCGCCATCATGGATGCGCTGTCGCCCGGCCACCCGGCGCAACGGATTTCGTTCATGAAGGCTGCGCAGGTCGGCGCGACCGAGGCCGGGAACAACTGGATCGGCTTTGTCATCCACCATGCACCGGGGCCGATGCTGGCGGTGCTGCCCACCGTGGAGATGGCCAAGCGGACCTCGCGGGGCCGGATTGACCCCTTGATTGCGGACAGCCCCGCGCTGAAGGAACGGGTGCAGCCCGCGCGTTCACGCGATGCCGGCAATTCGATGCTGTCGAAGGAATTCCCCGGCGGGATCCTGGTGCTGACCGGCGCGAACTCCGCCACCGGCCTGCGGTCGATGCCGGCGCGTTATGTGTTCCTCGACGAGGTCGATGCCTATCCGGCCTCGGCCGACGAGGAGGGCGATCCGGTCAGTCTGGCTGAGGCGCGCACCACCACCTTCGCGCATCGGCGCAAGGTGTTCATGGTCTCGACGCCGACCATTCGCGGGCTGTCGCGCATCGAGCGCGAATTCGAGGCCTCGGACCAGCGGCGGTATTTCGTGCCCTGCCCCCATTGCGGTCATAGGCAGTGGCTGCAGTTCGAGCGACTGCGTTGGGACAAGGGCCGACCGGAAACGGCCGCCTATCACTGCGCGGGCTGCGAGCGGCCCATCGCCGAGCACCACAAGACGGAGATGCTGGCGCGGGGCGAATGGCGAGCGACCGCGGTATCCTCCGACCCGACCGCGATCGGCTTCCACCTCTCGGCGCTCTATTCGCCGATCGGCTGGAAGAGTTGGGAGCAGATCGCGCGGGACTGGCTGGCGGCGCAGGGCTCGGACGAGATGCTGCGCGCGGCGCGTAACACGCTCTTGGGCGAGACCTGGATCGAGAGCGGCGAGGCCCCGGACTGGCAGCGGCTGGCGGATCGGCGCATCGCCTTCCCAGCGCAGATCCCGGCAGGCGGGTTGTTCCTGACCGCCGGGGCCGATGTGCAGAAGGATCGTATCGAGGTCGATGTCTGGGCCTGGGGCCGGGGTCTGGAAAGCTGGCTCGTCGATCACATCGTGATCCCGGGTGGACCGGATGATCCGACCTGCTGGGAGACGCTCACCGGCCTGATGAGCCAGACCTGGCAGCATGAGAACGGCGCGTTCATGACGCTGGCGAAGCTCGCTATCGACACCGGGTACGAGTCAGCCGCGGTCTATGCCTGGTCCCGCAAACAGGGCATCGCGCAGGTGGCCCCCGTGAAGGGGCTTGAAGGGTTCAACCGAGCAACGCCCGTCTCAGGGCCGACCTTCGTCGACGCGACGGTGAACGGGCGCAAGCTCAAGCGCGGGGCGCGGCTCTGGACCATGGCGACCGCGACCTTCAAGGCCGAGACCTATCGCTATCTGAGGATCGAACGGCCCAGTGATGAAGAGCGGGCGCTGGGTGCACCGAACCCGGCAGGGACGATCCACCTGCCGGACTGGGCCGACAGCGAATGGCTGAAACAACTGGTGGCCGAGCAGCTGGTCACGATCCGCGACAAGCGCGGCTATGCTCGGCAGGAATGGCAAAAGCTGCGCGAGCGCAACGAGGCGCTGGATACCCGGATCTATGCACGCGCCGCCGCGTGGATCCTCGGGGCCGACCGCTTCGACGAGCGGATGTGGCGGCAGCTGGAGACGCA